TGTCACGACCGAGGACCAGAACGACTCGATCCCATATCCGTGGACTGCCCTGAACGAGAAGTTGCTGGGCATACGGAAAGGCGAACTTGTTGTCCTGACTTCAGGCACGGGCATCGGCAAGTCCTCCGTATGCCGTGAGATGGTCTGCCACCTGATCCGCAACGGCAAGAAGGTCGGCCTGCTGATGCTTGAGGAGTCCGTCAAGAGGACCGCGAGGAACCTGATGGGCATCCACCTCAACACGCCCCCGTACTTCTGGGAGGACCGTGGCATCACCAACGAGCAGAAGCGAGAGGCATTCGAGGCGACCGTGTCCAACGTGGTGCTGTTCGACCATTTCGGATCTGTTGACCCCGAGAACCTGCTGGCGAGGACTAGGTACATGATCAAGTCGTGCGGATGCGAGTACATCTTCCTTGACCACCTGTCCATCGTCGTGTCCGGTCTTGGTGACGGGGACGAGCGCAGGCTGATCGACAACGCAATGACATCCCTGCGCTCGCTGGTCGAGGAGACGCAGGCGGCAATGTTCGTGGTCTCCCACCTTCGCAGGCCCGATGGGGACCGTGGGCATGAGGAGGGCGCATCAACCTCCCTAGCCCAACTGAGAGGCTCGCACTCAATCGCTCAACTTGCTGATGCTGTGATTGGCATGGAGCGCAACCAGCAAGGAGACGCACCGAATGAACTGGTACTCAGGGTGCTTAAAAACCGTTTTACGGGAGATACGGGAATTGCGGGATCTCTTCGCTACTTCAAGGAATCAGGCAGACTCGCGGAATTCGCAATGGAGACAACAGATGACGAACTCTGATCCAATCATCGAACTGGCAGACCTCAGGGAAGACAACGAGCGGCTGAGGAACAGGATCAACGAACTTCAGGATGAGGTCATCCGGCTTCGTGCGCTATTGCAGGTCTCGCTTGAGCGTGCCCTGTACGAGGGAGAAGGATGAAGCCCCGAAGCCTCAGTCAGGAGCAGGCAGACCAGATCCGCGAACTGTCCAAGACCATGCGGAACATCGAGATCGCTCGCATGTTCAAGGTCAGTCCGCAACTGGTCTCCTACATCGTGCTGCACGGGTACGGCAACAGGCCCAAGCCCAAGGACATGTCGGAGATCACCCCCTATCGCTCATGGGCAGAAGTCGCTAGGCTGTACACGGAAAGGAACCCAGACGATCCGATCACCGAGAAGGAAGCCCGAGGCATCTACCGCAGGATGCGCTACAGGGTTGAACGTGCGCTGCGGCAGGCAGGGTTTGACGAAAGCAGCCTTGTCTAGGATCCTAGACAGAAAGGAAAGAGACATGGACATCATCTACTTTGACATCGAGACCAATCCCCTGATGGACTGGATGCACCTGAGCGACCTCAAGGAGGTCCGCTCGTTCGGCGTGTGCATCAACGACGGGGAGCCGCGAACCGTGACGCCAGAGGAAGGCATTGAGATCCTTTGCGGTCCCGGCACAATCGTCGGGCACAACATCATCGGCTTTGACCTTCCCGCCCTGACCAAGTTGTACGGCTTTGGCGTAGGGCAGCACCGGGTCTTCGACACCGCTGTTGCCTCTAGGCTGCTGTACACCAACCTTGCGGATCAGGACTACAGGGATCCCACCATGCCCAAGGAACTGGTTGGACTGCACTCTCTCAAGGCGTGGGGTCACCGACTCAAGTTCCCCAAGACAACCGGGGGTGACTTCACGGCTGGCCCGATGCTTGACGAGTACTGCCGTAATGACGTTGTACTGACACGCGCCCTGCACAGGCACCTAGGCAAGCACCCCAGCCTTCCCGGAGCGACCGAGGCTCTGGACATCGAGATGCTGTTCGCGCAGATCATTAAGGAGCAGGAGAGGGCAGGCATCACGTTTGACGTTAAAGCGGCAGAACGTCTGCACGCAGAACTGCGCAAGAGGATGCTGGACATCGAGCAGGAGATGCAGAAGATGTTCCCTCCCATCGTGCAGGAGCGGATCTCCGAGAAGACCAACAAGATCCTCAAGCCCAAGGTCACCGTCTTCAATCCCGGGTCTCGCTTGCAGATTGCAGACAGGCTGAAGACGATGCACGGGTGGGAGCCGACAGAGTTCACCCCGGATGGACGCCCAAGGGTGGACGAGGCTGTCCTTGCTGCCCTTGACTACCCCGAGGCTGCTGTGCTGGCCGAGTACCTGACGCTGGGCAAGCGCATCGGGCAACTGGCAGACGGGGAGGAGGCATGGCTCAGGGTGGTCACCAAGGAAGGCAAGATCCACGGCAGGGTCAACACCAACGGTGCCCTGACCGGACGGTGCACCCACAGCAGGCCCAACATGGCTCAGGTTCCCACGGATCCCGAGTACAGGAAACTGTTCATCGCGCCGCCGGGAATGGTCATGGTTGGCGTGGATGCATCAGGTCTGGAACTGCGGTGCCTCGCGCATTACCTCGGCGCATACGACAATGGCGAGTACGCCAAGGCTGTGACCACGGGTGACATCCACTGGACCAACGCACAGGCGTTCGGTCTGGCCATGTCCGAGGTGATGGACAAGAACAACTCAGAGCACAAGAAGGCACGCAATCAGGCCAAGGGAGCCATCTACGCGCTGATCTACGGTGCAGGCAACGAGAAGTTGGGGCTGGTCCTTGGCGGATCCAAGAGGACTGGAGCCAACGCACGGGCCAACTTCGAGGCCAAGGTTCCCGCCTACCTGAAACTCAAGGAGACCGTCAGCACGACAATCGCACGCCGTGGGTGGATCAAGGGCATCGACGGGAGACCGCTGTACCCACGATCCGAGCACGCTGCGCTGAACACCCTGTTGCAGTCAGCGGGTGCAGTCGTGATGAAGCAGGCGTGCATCATTGCGTACAACGCCATCGACCCCAACAGGTGCTGGCAGGTGGCTGCGGTGCATGACGAGTATCAGTTCGTTTCCACGCCCGAGTACGCACACGAAGTCGGTAGTATCGTGGTCGATGCCATACGCAAGGCTGGAAAGGGTTTCAACTTCAGATGCCCCCTAGACGGCGAATACCGGATCGGTGCCAACTGGGCCGAAACACACTGAGAGCCTATGCGGCTGGTCTGCTTGATGGCGAGGGGTGCATCAGGTGGAACCGGACGCCTACCGTGGAGATAACCAACAAGCACATCGGGGTCCTGCTCATGCTGTCCAACATCTGGAAGGGCAAGGTCAGGGAGAAGAACCCCGGGGTATTCGTGTGGTGCGCCTACGGGGACAATGCAGTCAGGTTCCTGCAAGAAGTGGGCAGGTACACGATTATCAAGTTCCCGCAGGTGTTCTACATTCTTCTGGCAAGGGATTCCAAAGGTGACGAGCAAACTAGTCACATCGAAAACGTAAGGAGACTTAAGCGTGTCTACACCAATTGAGTACATCACGACCAAGGAACTGGTCGATGAACTGAAGAAGCGGTTTGATGAGATGGCGTTCATCGGGTTCGCCGTCAAGACATCCAAGGAGGACGGTTACTCGATCTGCATCAAGTCAACGATGCACGGGGCATTCGGCCTGATCGACGTTCTCGCCAAGGCGGCAGAAGCGGAGGCATCGTGAACGATCTAGAGTTCCTGCGTGGGCTTGCGCAGAACGACTACAACATCGACGGCAAGTTTCTCCCCGAAGGTCATTTCCTGCTTCAGATCGCAGACAGGCTTGAGGTCTTGCAGGAGTGCTTTACGCAGATGCGCAAGGAGCGTGACTTGCTGTGGGAAGACCTTGAGCGTGTCACTAAGGAGCGCGACGAGGCGAGGCGGGAGGTATGTACATGGGAGCATCGCTACGACAAGACCGCATCTGAGTATTACTATGCAAGTCAGCGCGGATGGGACTGCTTCAAGGAGGACGGCAAGTGAGTGACTTCGACCCCATTCCCAGACTTCAGCAGATCGCCGCAACCATTGAGGACGGAGGACGATTCGACTCCCCCGCCACCGCAGCGCACTACATCACCTGCGCGATCAGGGAGATCGAACGGCTGCGGCAGGAGTGTGGCGAGGCACGGCGGGCAATCGGAGAATCGCTTCAATCGCTGATTCACCTTCGGCAGGAGCAGAACGCGCTACGCGAGGAGCGAGATGACATACGGCGTTCGTACTGCTCGCTGATGGAGGCGTACCGAGGCGGCGACGGCAGGGTCACCGCGAACAAACTCGGATGGGGATACCTGTTTGAGGAGGACAAGCCATGCCAGTAGGCGGCAGGTACAAGAACACGAAGTATGGACACAACGCATCAGGCGACGATGTGTTCTTCATCCTCATCCCGATCTTCGCGGTCGTCCTGCTCATTGCAATGATCGGGGAGGCTCGGAGAGCCAAGAGCAGATCGAACCACAACACCACACAGAAGGAGACTTGCAATGTTCAGTAACACCTGCGCCATGACACTCGCACAGAAGTCCGACCGCATCCTCGCCAAGACGCGGGGCTTGAGCGGAGCGACACCGAACGCCACGCAACTCATCGAAGAACTACGGTCGGCGTTGGAGGAAAACATGAAGGAAGTGCAGCGGCTACGGAAGGACGAAGGCAAGTGAAAGACACAGACATCATTGCGACGATTGCTCCTGACGCGGTATCGCTGATGGACAAGGCAATCGCGGAGATCAAGCGACTTCGGCAGGAGAACGCAACCCTCACCGCCGAGCGAGATGAGGCACGCAGGGAATGCTGCACATGGCAGGGTCTTGAGAGCGGAAAGCGAAAGCAAGATGTCGCGGTTGCTCGTGGCTGGGACTACCTCAGATGGCCAGACCCCGGCGCACTGGACCGTCTCGCAAAACTTGATGAGGAGTTAGGTTTTTAATGAAACTGCTAATTGACGGCGACATCCTGATCTACAACATCTGCGCTGCAACCGAGTACGTTGCTCGTCTTGACGAGGACCTTGACTGCGCCTTCGGCAATGTCAGGGAGGCTCTTGCTCTGACCGAGGCCAAGGTCAATGAGTGGGCCAACAGGTTCAACGCGACTGACCTTGTGTTTGGCTTTACAGGTTCTGACAACTTCCGCAAGGAGATCTACCCGGACTACAAGATCCACCGCAAGTCCTGCCGCAAGCCGTGTGGCTATAGGGCTGTCAGGGAACTGCTGTCGAACCTGTACAGGGTGATCATGGAGCCGCGCCTTGAGGGAGACGATGTGATCGGCCTGCTGCAATGCCCCAACGACTTCGAGAAGACCATGATCATCTCGTCTGACAAGGACCTGAACTGCATCCCCGGTCTGGTCTGGAACCCTGACAAGGACGATGAGCCGAGGTACCTGACCGTTCAGGAGGCAGACCGCAACTGGCTGATGCAGACGCTGACCGGGGACAAGACTGATGGATACCCGGGTCTGGAAGGCGTAGGCCCAGTCAAGGCAGACAAGATCCTGAAGGAGGGAACCTATGACGAGGTGCTTCAGGCATACCGCAACGCAGGATTCAACGACGAGTTTGCCCTCAGTCAGGCACGATGTGCGCGAATCCTCAGACACGGCGAGTACGATTGGGCAACCAAGGAGATCAAACTATGGAACCCATGAACAGAACCCGTCTGCTGGCAATGCACAAGGAACTCACGGATGAGGCGCGTAGCCTGTCCGAGAGGAAGAACCACGACTACTCGGGAGGCAAGGACGATTCGCACCCCTTCCTCAACTTCACCCGGTGCGAGGCAATGGGCATCTGTAAGACCGAGGCAGGCATCATGG